CCGGTTTGTAACGTTGAATTAAAGCGGAAAGTTCACCGCTGAATTTTTGCGCTTTGTCTAAATCGTCAAAACAAAAAGAAAAAACGCCGCCGTCTTGATTCTCAAGCAAGACGTCGGCGTCTCCAGTTTCAATTTTTTCTATTTCTATTTTCATGCGTATAGCATGACAGAATTTCTTTTTTGTGCGTATGTCTTTCTTCAACCACTTGCTGTTTGACCTGCAACCGGGTGCCGGTTGAAAAGCAAACCCTATCTCCCAAAGTTTCGCTATTCGTTTTTTTTCTTCAAATCTTTTAACTTGTTAATGTCGTCGTCATACATTTCTTGGTGCATCTCCTCAAATAGCGATTCTCGTCCCAGCAAATTAATGCCGTCTTTGGATTCCGACTCTTTAGTAACAATCATGTTTTGTCGCATGTTTTCGATCATAACGACAGCACGGCTGAAAGCCACGATATCCGGGTGAACCATCCGACCAAAAACGCGAATGGCCGCTTCCTCAAGCAAAAGCTTTGTTGGGTGGTAGCCGTCGCACTCGCGGGTAAGTAAATTTAATTCGACGCCATATTTCAAAGTGTCGTTGACCGAATTCCTTTTTGCCGATGGGCATGCCATCTCAATTTGCGACAAAGTTATGGGCTTTCTGGTTTCCTGTAAAACTGCAAGTGTCGTCCAAATTACTTCTTGATAGGTCGGGTTTTTTGACCATTTGCCAATAGTTTTTCCAATGTCCGCAGTTTGCGGAGCAAAGCGCATTGCGAGCGATGCTCTCATGCACAATAGAGTCATTTGCATACGCACACGCAGCCAATAGGTGCTGGTGGGGATGTCGAAAGGAATGCTTAAAGCATCATGTAACTCCTCACCAGATTTCAAAAAGTTGGTAGAGCGTTTCAGCCGGTCAAAAAAGTGCCATTTTTTCTTAGAAGTCATACTCTGTCTCCTCTGCAAACGCTTCTTCAACTTTTGATTTTATTTTTTTATCTCGGTTACGGTCTTCAAACCAACGTGCATAATAACGTTTTGTTGTTGAAATATCGGAATGCCCAATAAACTCGGCAGCGTTGGAATCTGAAAACATCTGCGAATAAATTAAAACGCTGGCATAAAAATTTCTTAGGTCTTTGAAGGTAGCTTTTTTGATTCCAGCGGCAATGCACGCATTTTTGACACCTTTCTCGCGCCAATCATCGCTGTCTTGATAATACGAACCGTCAGCCTTTGGAAAGACAAGGTTTAAACGCCTTTGCTGCTTCGGCTGCGTTTCTCTCCATTTTAGAAGTTGCTTTAATAGATTCTGTTTTAAATCTATCCGACGAACCCCCGCATCGGTCTTAGGATCGCCTAGAACCCGCCTTTCTCCCTTCCCCGCTTTTTTTAGTGCTTTGTCAATTCGGACTTCCGCTCGGTCAAAATTAATATCATTCCAAGTAAGCGCAATCATTTCACCAAATCGCATCCCCGTATTGGCGCAAAAATAAAGTGGCAACTTAAAAGGCTGGGGTGCATGGCGAAAAATTTTATCGACCTCTTCCTTAGTTAAACGCCGATGCTTTCTTTTTTCATTGCCGGTGTAAATCTCCACACCTTCAGTCGGATTGATCGAATTATATTTTTTTCTTACGAAATATTTAAAAGCCGCATTGACGTTGGTAACTAGCTTATCGACGGTGTTCCAAGTTCGACCGACTTTCAAAGCTTTAACAATCTCATCAACAAGTTCTTCGGTAATTAGCTCGCATTTCATATCACCAACAAAAACACCGCCAATTTTCACTTCGCAAAACTGTCGAAAATTTCGCTCATAGTTATCGTAATGAGCTTTCCCCAATCTGCGGTGAGCGTCTCCATCGCCAACGTTTACCCGATCCATTAACGTGACCAAATACTCATCGAATGCAGCGCGAAGCATTGGTGAGGTTTTTGGGTCTACATAATTTTTTGCCCGCATTGTCACCTTTAAGTGTTCAAGCTCTGTAGTCGCAGCGCGGCGGCTACCTTCAACGACTTTGCTTGTCCGCATGTTGTTGACTTGGGAAAAAATTCTATATTTCCCTTCACCATGCGGCTGGATGTTGTTATTTCGTCTTTGTTCCGTCATTTAAAAACTCCTCAGTTCGTAACGCAATGTTACTCTTTCGGACACAAATGTCCATAACCCTGACGAAGTTTTTCGTGTTTGGAGAGTCAAAGCGCACATATCCGCACACAAAAAAAGAGAGGTCAAAGACGACCTCTCTCTTAAATAATTGTTTTTACTATATTTATTTGGTTGCGGGGAGAGGATTTGAACCTCTGACCTTCAGGTTATGAGCCTGATTGCAGCCAAAAATTAAATGCAGTAAAAACAAAAACTTATAAAATCGTCAGTGACTTATCGTATTACTCTTTCTTGTCTTGTGTCAACTTTTCTGTGCTTGTAACGCACATCAAACGCACATCTGTAAGTTCGTCAGGGTAATCTCCAAGGGTTGGCATACCGCAGGCCATGCACCTGTTTTCAATGACCCGCGTTACGGCTCCGCAAAAATCACAGTCGATCATTTTTTATGACCCGACGGTTTTAGTAAGAGCGCAAATTTTCCCGGTCCAATTTTTCGCTGCGCCATAATCATGTCGCCCGCTTCGACCGCCCTGCGAACATACCAAAGAGGGTTCGCAGTTTCCGAAAAAGGACATTCCGGCGTCGGTTCCCAGCAACCCGGCTTGAACTGGTGAGCGATAATGCGCCACTGACCCAACCGTATTTTATGTTCTCGATTGTCAACGTCTTGCGTCTTGACGATATGCATCTCATTTCTCCACTTCTCTCAAATTGACCTCACCATTTAGAGCAACATAGCCAGCCGCATCGACGTAGTTGTCACGGTGGCCAGCATTGGTTTTCGTTCTCGCAATTTTTAAAAGAGCAAGCATGTTGCCTACGTCTAACAGACTAATCTCTCGTCCGAGATAACCCGCCCAAAGATCACCAATATTTTTGAAATTTTCGTCCACCGCTCCATGCGTCTCCGCACGGTCGCCAGAAATTAGATTTGACGCTTCATAGGCAATCGACTCTCGTATGGAAATTTCACCACTACCTTTGCACGTTGGGCAATCGGCTTGCCCGTCGTCACCCTGCAAAAATCCATTGCCGTGACACGTTGGGCAAATCATAGCCCACCCTGCCTCTTAATCTCCTTAACCAGACCACCCGGAATCATATAGCGATTGTTGTCTTTTAAAATTTTAAATCCGGTGGCTTCCTCTAGCGGCTTAAAGGTGCCGTTATTTAACCGGCGATATATCGCGTTACGCTCCGTGTGACCAAATTTTCCATGAATTTCGATGCAAGCCTCTCGCGGGTTATAGTAAATTAGGTCACTCATTTTTCTACCTTTGTACAGTTTTGTTACCGTTTCGTTTTATTTTGTATCGTGTACAAAAGTCAACGAAAAAAAACCCTGCATGGTGCAGGGTTGTTACAAAGTTATGGTAGAAAAGGTTAAACGGCTCGGACGCTCGATATGTAATGCACGGCCACAACGTCCGTCGATGCAATTTTAAATTCGTTGTCAGGATTAAGTTCACGCAATGTTAAATGCTTTTCCGTATGACGAACAAAACGTTTGGCAATTGCCAGCAAGTCATTATTTGACTGAAACTGGACAACAACAAAGTCGTTCTGTCGTGGCGCTCGGAACGGATTTACGATGAGCAACTCACCAGCGTAAAAACGCGGCTCCATTGAATCACCCACGACCATCAACGCATAAGAATCATCAACTGTCTCTAAATATGAAGGTTTTACAATGTGATCTATGGGTGCTTGGTCGAAATTAACGACACCCGTTCCACCTTCAGCGCGTCCATAAACGGGGATCGTCACCCTTCCCGAAACTCCAGAAATATCAGGTTCCGGCAAGCCAAGCAGTGTTTCCATTGATACGCCAAAAAATGCCGACAGCCGCGCTTTCATATCGTCAGGGGTCACAACCTCGCCGCGCTCCCAACGGCGCAACGTGTGCGGTTCGGCACTGATGCGGCGAGCCAGTTCGCTTCCCGAAATTCCACGCTCTTTCCGCAAAATTCTAATTTTGTTCGCCATGCATTTCTCACATTGTCTTATCTTGTCTTATATTATTTCACATTATCACGGTATATTCTAGTAACAAATTTAGGAACTATCTGTTACTTTTTCACTCGTTCCTCCACCCCGGCG